GACGGTGACTTCGATCATGGCCACCGCTTCCAGGTCTGCCGCGCGCTGCTGGAGAGATCCGGGACCGGGATCTGCAGGCTCTTCGCGCTAATGCGCGCCTCACCGAGCTCGAGCGTCTCGGTCACGTCCTCGACGTCCAGCGTGCGATTGCGAAACAGCACGCGCAGCGCCGGGATCGTGTCGCGAAAGCCGAAGAGATCCGCGCGCCAGCGCACGCGAAAAAAGTAACGCTCGTCGCCGACCGATTCCGGCGCGGCCCAGATGACCGGCTCGCGATCGAGCAGGACCCAACTGTCGGTGTCGGTATCGTGCCGCTGGAGGGTGATCTGCTCGCGATAGACGCCCGCTTCCATCAGGCCAGCCACGCCACCTTGTAGTTCGCCAGCGACCAGTACATCGACGTCGGCAGCTGCGTGAGCAGGCTCCGATTGTCGTAGCGATAGGCGACGACCTGTTTCATCCAGACCTTGATCGCCTCCGGCACCGTCGGCGCATTGCCATAGCCCGCCACGAACGTCACGCTCACCGCATTCGGCATGTACTGCGTGACCGGCCAGACCGTGCCGTAGATCGGGTAGATCTCGCCCGGCTCCGACTTCGTGTCCACGACATACGTCGCCGGGTCGAGGACCTGCTGCGATCCCGTATTGTCCAGATACGTGATGCTCGTCACCGATTGCAACGGCGGCAGCGGGACGACGATCGAGTCCTGCCGCACGTTCGTGATGCCCGGCTTGGGCGGATAGAGATGCGGATCCGCATAGGGCCACATCCCCGTCCAGATCTGCGGGAATTGATCGAGCGTGAGGAGCCACGTCTGCGTGATCAGGGCCCGGCTGAACCAGGCCATGGGCCCGTCGAACTGCTGGCGCGCCTCGCGGATCAGCGTGGCAATGAGCCGATCCTCGGCCGAGCCGGTGACTCGCAGATATTCCTTCGCCTCCACGACCTCGAGCGGCTCGTGCGTCGGCGGCGTCACCAGGGTGAGCCCCGCCATGGCTCATCCGCGGCGACGAGGAGTCGAGAGGGCGGCCGCCTCGCGCGGGGCCGGCGGCTCATCGAGGCGCATCCCGCAATGCTGGCAGCGCTCGGGGTCCGCCTCGACGGCGATCCCATTGGCGATCTTCACCCGGGCCAGCGCCTCGTCGACGTCGTAGACCTTGCCCGGTTCGTAATCGAATCGATCCGACGCTTCGCCCTGCAGCCAGCGGACTCTCATGGCTTCACCGGCGTGGCCGTCACCGGCGCCGCGGGGTTCATGGCGACGGCGCGCTCGGCTTCCAGCTGTTCTTGAAAGGCCCGCGCGGCCTCCCGGGCCCCCGGCTCGAGCGGCGTACAGGCCCCCAGATGCGCTTCCGGATGCACGACGGTGTCCGTGCTGTCCGGCACCTGTTCCGTCCATTCCTCGAGATAGCCGCCGCAATTCGCGCAGCCGTTGCGTTTGAGCTCGGTGAAAAATCCCGTCACCATCATCGGCCTCCGTCTTACGTCGCGGAGTTCGCGTAGTACTTGACCGGATTCGTCCCGGCATTGAGCAAGTTCCCATCGAACCGCGCGAACGCCAGGAATGCGACCTGATGAAATTCCGCGTACCGCTCGTCCAGGCGCAGCAAGGTCACGCCGAGCACGTCGCGGATGATGTACTTGCTGAGCGCGCCGAACAGGATCGACTTGGCGTTCGCCGCCATCTGCGCCACGTCCTGGTTGATCGTGTAGGGGTAGCCGAGGATCGTGTCGGGCGCGTTGACGGAGAGCCCCGGCAGGAAGAGCGGCCGGCCCTGCGAATCCTTGATCTTTTTCAAGGCCGCTAATGTTTTGTCATGCATCATGAAGCGCCCGCCCTGCCGATACGCCGGATCGACCGAGTGCTCGAGATCGACGAGGTCATCGAAGATCACGGTGGTCGTCTGGCCGACCAGGCCGACCTTGCCGGAGGTCGCGGCCGTCACGATGCCGGTCGGCTGGGTGCCGCCGCCGGTGCCGACGGTGAAGTGCGTGTTGGTGATGCGCCCGATGCGCGTGCCGAGCGCATCGCCGAGGAACTGCGCGAGGTTGATGGCGTTGTCCATCATCAACTCGACGGACACCAGCACGATCTTCGAGCTGTACTTGTAGGAGCCAAGCACCAGCTGGCCGAACGCCACGTCTTGCGTGGTCGCCGCCGTGTTTTCCGCGAGGATCGCGCCGACGTTGCCGGTGTCGTTCACGGTCGGGATCGGTAGGTTGGCGCCGGTGTCCGTCCGGATGACGGTCGCGACCTGGCGCATGCCGCCGAAGGTCAGCAGCGCCACTTCGAGGGGCCGCATCATCTCATTCGGCACCGTGAATAAGCCGATGGCGCCGGAGCCCACACCCTGGGCGCGATACTCCCAGCGATCGACCTCGGTCGGCTGCAGCGAGCGCATCGGTCGCAGCGCGAGGCTGACGTCGATCACTTTCTGGTTGATGTCCCAGCCGAGGTGGCGGGCATTCGAGATCTGCTGGTCGGAGAGCTTGTTCCGCTCGGTGGACCCGGCGAGAAGCCAGGTGCGCAGGGCATCGAGGCGTGCGTCGTCGTCGTCGCGATAGTGGGGCTCGACGCGGCGGCCGCGCACGAGCTCGGGCTCGCGTCGGACTTCGGGGAGGTTCGCGGGCTCGGTCTTTCTGCCGCGGCTCTCGGTGAGCTCGCGCTCGACCTCGTCAGCGCGCTTGATGCGGTCGATGGTGCCCTTGAGGCCCTCCATCTCCGCGTGGAGCGTGTCGAACTTCGCCTGCTCTTCGCCGGTGAGTTCTTCGCGCTTGTCGTCCTCGGCCTTTTTCAAAATGGCCTTGGACTCTTCCCAGAGACGCGCGCGCTTGTCGACGAGTTCCTGCAGCGCCATCGTGGTCCCCCCTGGTTCGCCAGGCGGGCACCACACCGGGGCGCACACGTCTGGCGAAGCGTTGATCCAACGCCTCGACCTCACGTGCAGCGCCCCGCGACGGCGTGGCTCTACACTGCTATGTCACCGCGGCCGGCGGTTAGCGACGGCCCCAATACCGCACCGCGGCGGCTTCCGTCTCGACCGCTAGCGTGCGTTCTGGCCGGACAAAATGTCAAGCGAGAAATTTTTCGTCGCGCCGGGAACGCCTGAGCGCCACCAGGAGCGACGCGAGGCCGGCGACCAATATCCCCATAGCGCCCCACGCCTCGATCACGGCGAGGTCATGCCACGCCGTGACGCACAGCCAGAGATTGTCGAGGGGTGCGCAGCTCATAACGTCGAGCGATCTGGCCTCGGGCTGTCCGGCTCGGCTTGCCCTACGGGTGCCCCCGATTCGCCGGTTCTTTGGCCGTACACGCCGGTCGCTCTTCGCATTCGTTATCCGGCGGCCTGCCGCAGCCGCTCCCGGAGCACGCTGACCTTCGGCCGAGCGATTGGCGGGTGTTCCGCGCGGAAGCGTTCGAGCGAGCGCTGGGCGACGCCGACGTCAGTCGCCGGATAGGCCGGGAACGTCACGAGGCTGACTTCTGACACGCGCATGTCCGTGACGGTCCGGATGGGCGGGTCTTCGCGCTCGTTCCAGGAGTCCTTCAGCGCCCGGAAGGCAAAGCTCATCCCCGAGACGTCGCCGCGGCGTACGGATTCGACCACGTCGCGCGCATACGTCGTGTCGGGCGGCTCGATCTCCACGAGCAGCCCCTGGTCGTCCTTGCTGAGCTTCAGCGTGCGGGCGGTGAGCCGGCCGAGGATCTTCGCTGGGTCATGGTCGACCAGCGCCCGCACGTCGATGCCCTCGACGAACGTCCGATCGACCGCTTCCGGCGCGATCTGCTCGCGGAAGAATAGCAACGTTTCACTGAGCTGGTTGAAGACGATCGCGTGCCCGATGAGTTTCTGGCGCAGGCCCTGGCCGGTTGCCACGCGCAGATCCGAGCCGACGACCATGCGCTGCTCAAGGTCCGGATCGTCGGCGCGCTTCTTGGCCTGCGAGAAACAGACGGCTAAGCGTTGCTTGTTATCCGGGAAATCCGATTTCATCGTCTCGTTGCTCATGCACCGATTCATGAACTCGTCTTGTTTCTCGCCTTTATTCGGCGTGGGCAAGGGCATGGCGCACCTCCTCGGTCATGAGCCCGTCGGCCAGTTGCTCGGCCCGCGTCTGCTCCCACCGCCGGGCCACCAGATCCACCGCGTTCTCGAGCTCGTTCGGCGCGGCCGTGAGGGTCGCGAGCTCTTCGCGCGAGGCGTCGACGTAGGTCCGCGCGAGGTCGGCGGCTGCCGTCTCGGCCGGCTCGCCCGAGCCGAGCTGGGCCACGTAGGCCTGCATCGCGGCGCGGATCACCTGCGCGATGTCGCGCTCGTGCTTGGGATAGAACGCGTCGGACCAATTGTCGAAGGCCGGCACGCCGCGCTTGGCCGCCCGCCGGGCCGCCTGGGCTTCCTTGCGCACCA